TCCCGATCTAGTAACAGTAAATTTAGCAATTTCTCCTTCTTTTACTTCAACATCATTGATTGTATATGAAATTTTTGGTTTCTTAGTTTCTCCTCCATCACCACCAGGCAATGGAACACCACCAACAAATCCAATAGTTGTTACTTCTAGTGGTCTACCTGTATAAGCCTCATCACAGACATATTGAGTGTAATCAGCAGGAGTGTCTCCAAACAAATTGTCAATATTATCTAAAAGATCATCCAAGAAGTCTTTATCATCTTTGTCTTTTTTCTTCTCACCAGATGTACAGACTTCTTTATACTTATTGCAAGTTTGGTCTGGACCAGAGCAAGAAATACCAAGCAACTTAAGAACATAGTTAATTGCTTGTCCAATCACATTCAATGGAGCAGCAATAGCACCAAGAATATCTTGAAGAGGTCCTAATATACTATTCAAAAGTTTATTCATCAACTCCTGAATCTTAGAGATGATTCCATTTACCAACTCATCAATCTGACAAATGGCAGCACGATAAATTTGATTGATAAAACTCATCAATACATTTGTCAACCACTCTTCTAATCTTTCACCAAGATCTGCCATTTGACATCCAAGATCTTTGAGAATATTATTGAAAAACTCGGTAATTGGTGTAAGTGAGTTGCCAGTTTCATCTGGTCTTAAAATTGCTTTGACTAGTGCATCTACTGCTTCTTGAATCTTTGTTGTAATCCAACCCTTAATTCTAGCTAAGAATTCTTTTACAACTCTGATTGCTTTGTCTATTTTTGATCTACCCTCGCCAATAGCACTAGTAATACCACCAGTTACTTTACTAGTGTAAAATGTTCCGATGTTTCCACCACTATTTTGGATATCATACAATAGTTGACCAATGATACTGGTCATTTGAGTCTTCAGATCAACATCCTTACATTTTTCTGCTGTGATCTGACACCAATCCTCTTCTTTAATTACTGCTAATTTTTTAGTTCCTGGGTCTACACGATCTTCTCCATCGCCTCTTTTCGTACCATCAGGTAATCCACCACCAGTCTTTTGAGTTCCATCTTTTGCTTCCTGACCATCTGTAACTGGATTTGGAGTATATTGACCAGACCTAGGACCATTTACAAATGCTTCCGAATCGCTAGGATCTGCATTGGTGATTACTGATGTAGCCCCTGGTGTTGGTCCAATAGAACCCATAATGATGGGTTTCTGTCTATCAGTATCTAGATAAAATCCTGTTACCCAACATCCTGGGATTAACTGAGGATGACCACCCCCAATATTACCAGGCATAAAAGGGACATTAACAGGCATCATCACGGTTGCCCATGGCAAGTCCTTCGTATCAAGAATCTCCCTTGATTTGGGGTGATCTCCTACGATTCTTACCTTATAACGGTATCCGCCCTTATTGTTTTTTTCATCGCTGGCGGTTCCCTCAACTTGACCTACCCACCACGAGAATCCGTCATTACCGATTCTGTGGGATGGCATTAACCGTGATAATGCTTCATCCATACTCAGTTATCATGAATCTTACACTCTGGTGCGCCTGGTTCTTGATCACAATAGAGTTCTAGAGGGGAAGGATCATGATGATCTCCTTCTTCGATCTCTTTCTTATGATGCTCAACATATTCTTCTAGATCGTGCAGTTCGCCTTCAATGTGACGACGCTGCTGAGGAGAAGTCATAGGATTCTGGAGAATCTCTTTGTCCTTCTCAATATGCTTTTCAATAGATTCCATTTAATACTCCGTGAATTAGGTTACTTTACTTTCAGAGTCTTTGATTCCGTAAGAATCTCGGATTAGATCTAACACAGTATATACTTTACGAGTGCTAACGTCAAACTGATGATTTAATTTCTTAATTAAGTAAGTGCCACTGTGTTCTGGATCCCACACTTCCTCTTCTCGTTCTTTGTCGGTAACTTGATTTGGAATTCGTATTTCAATCTTATCACCTGCACATAATTCTAGATGTCCTGTCAATGAAATTGTTAGTTCCTGATTAGACATTATACCATACCTAGCAATACCCTGGGAAAGATATTGTTTTACAAAATCAGGATATATGTTATCAACATCCTGATCTCCTAGATCACTGTCTTCATTTGAGGCGATGCCCGTACCATTATAAAAACTTTCATGATTAATAACTGTTGACATTACTCTAGAAGGATATTCCGATAATGTCTCTTGACCGATAGGAAGTTTTGTCTGACTTCCTAGATGAACCATATCATTCCAAGTGTCTTTTAACGAATAAACATATTCCTCATATTTTCCAGTATTTATGTTGAAATAACAGACGATAGACGAATAAACTCCCTTACGAAGCTTCTCCATCATATCAATCTCACCACCAAAAACAACCTCCTGAATTCTCATGAGAGATTCAGTCGGTGCTTTACCTGCTTGATATATGAATGGTTCTACTTCATCGTTTACAACTGGATTTACAACTGGAATTTTTTCTGTGTCTGATAAAGTATCAATAGACTTAAAATAATATCCTCTTCGTGTCTGATAGAACAAGTATCCAGCAGTGCCACTTGCTTTTGTAGCACTTTCCGAAGAAACATCAGACTCAGTAGAACCAGATGCAGCTGCTGCCGCTGATATGCTCTTCTTCTTATTATAACTCTCAGATGAAACTGTTCTCATGCAGAGAGATCTGATCAAACTAAATGGTGACTTCTTTGTTGGTAATAGTTTAATTGTAGTAGCAGCAGGTTCTACATTTTCTTCTGGTAAAGTTCTCTTCAAATAGTCTTTCATGATTTTCTTTACCACAGAATCAGTTGATCCTTCTAGTAGTTTATTTACTCTGATACCCTCATTCAATAACCCTTCTTCAGAAATCAAACACAAAGTATAAATGTTTCTCCTATCTCTAGAAATTCTATTTGCAACTTTCCAAACACGGAAAGTATATTCATACTCTTCGTTTGTGGGATCGGTACATTTAAATATTACCTTTTCAAATCCCTGTAAAGGCATTCTAGATATTAAATTTTCGGAGTTATCAACCACAACCATGGTTGCTCCATATGCAGGCCACTCAATACATTCATGATACTGAATGTAAGTAACCAGTGCCACAATATTTGCATATGGTTGAGATTCATCTCCTGCTTTATATAAAGCAATTGATTCTGGTGTGAACGTAACTGCGTATGGTTTTTGATTAAAATCCGACATTATAATCAGTATGGAGGCGGGAATAGTGAAGAGAATCCAGGATCTCCAACCTGACCAATATATGAGATTGGATCTTCGTCCGAGGTAGATGCTGTTTGGTTATTATTTATTACGATAGGTTCAGGCATAGTAACCTTTGAGTCAATCCTATTCAGTGCTTGTTCTTGTGATGCCATGTTTACAATAGAAGCTTTCTTACCAAATGTTCCTGATCCATGAACAGATTCATATAAAGATCTTCTTCTACTTTCGGACAGTGACGGATCATTATACATTGCATTAGGTCCTGTAACTTGATCATAAGCACCAACTGCCTGTGGATTTGTTAGTTCATTCCAAAGAAGTTCAATGAATAGTTGAATTGGATTCATAAGAGCTTTGGGACTAACGCCACCTCTTGGTACTGGTGGTCTAACTCCACCTGTTCTAATTTGAGCTCTAAGCATGTTTGCTCTAGGACTATTCGGATATGCACCACCTTGTAGTTTTGTAGCAAGGTCTCTTCCCTTATTAAACATATTAGCAGAAACCTTTGCTTGTGGTTCTATGATATTAATTCTAGGAGCATTGCCAGGAACAATGCTATTAACGACACCACCAGGGAGTTGTCTACCACCAAGAGATCCTGTCGCACCAGCATATCTACTAGCACCACGGAAAGTAGGTGCAGAATATGCACCCCTACCAAGGATCTGTGGTTTACTAGATGGAATGTATCCCTGCCCCTGCATCATGGCATTGAATCCTTGAGAATTCATACCAGTAAATCCAGCACGAACACCTCTAGTTCCAGTTGCTAAACCTTGAGGT